CTGAACAAAAATAAAGTGTGACATATTCTGCATTCAAATTGCCCAAAGGTTTTCTATCACCAATTTTGTATATTCTGAATATTCTAGACAATTTATCTTCTGTTTTTTGTCTTTTTGTTTTTCCATAAACAAGTGTGATAAATTCATTACCATCCAATTTCAATTGTTCAACTAAACCTACAGCATCTTTTAAAATAATACTTCCAGACACGGAAAATGCATATAAATCTTCATAATAAGACAATTCAACGACCATAGAACGGACGTTGAACTTTTGTCTAGAATCTGTCAATATCTCGACACTTTCTAAACTATAATCTTGTGGATAAAAACTACCACTAGTGCTGGGAGAAAAATTATCAGTAGAATTACTCATTTATGGATTCATTAAATTGTTTAGTTCATTTTCAAATTGTTCAGCATAAATTCTATTCAAAATTTTGATTGATCTTTTTGATTCATTTAAATTTAATTCATATTCATAATAAGTAACTGGTTTTTTAGTTACAGAAACTTGTACGGTACCTGTCGGTAATGTGTAAGTATTATTAGTTTCAACCAATGTATTATAAGTGCTTTGAGTGATTTGCACAATATTTGTGGTTGTTGTCATTGTGTTTACATCATATTGTGTAATAATTTTTTCGTAATGATGCACAGTTGAATATGGGTCAAATGTAGTATATTTGTCTGCAATATATTTGTCGAAATTTCTACCACTTAATGGCCAACTCCACATAGGGTCCATCATTTGATTCGTATATAAAACTATCCAATATCTGTAAATATCACCATAGTATTTGTATGCAACAATTTCTGGTGTATCTTCATCTTGTATATCGTATGTATAAAAAAGAATCGGATTGTTCAATAATGATGATTTAATACTGGCTCTTGCCAAGATATTAGTAAATACTTTAGCATTAAGTTGATTATCAAATTGAACAATCTTAGGTAATGTAGAGAAATATTGCATTTTAATTTTCTTTCTCTATGGCTTTCTTATCGATAATAACCATTTCTTTGAATTGAAGTGTCATTGTGCTTTGAACTGGCGCACCATCATCATGTGCAGCCCAACCATTAGGTGCATAATTAACATCAATGTTTTCGATAACACATTTGGTAAATTTTGGTAAATTTTTATTTCTGGCACCATTATATAAAAATTCAAATTCAAAAATTGAAGGTGGTCTAAAAAACATACCTGCTGCTTCTTCAACAATTGTTGGTGCAGCATGAGCTCTAAACATCTTAATAATTCTTTTTACATCTTCAGCTTCTTGTCTAGATTTTGGTGTGAATGTGAAACTCATTTCAAATGTTCGGAAAGAAACTCCCTGAAACAATAACTGTTGATTTGGATTAAAAACATAACCTGCTCTATTTAATACCAAACGAACAGCATCGTTTCCAGACAAAAGGTCTGTTCCTCCTTTAATTAGTGGTCCAACAACTGGTATAGCTCCTGCAGCACTTGCTAGTGAAACACCGTCATCATAATTAGGAGAGTAATTAAAATTAACTGTGTCTGGCATATATAAAAATATATGAGCCACATCCTTTGTTTCTTGTGTCGTAAACTGTTTGATTTTGTCTCCACTTGATTTTCCAAAAGCGGATAACACAGAAACCAAACCATTCCTAGCGACAGAATTAATTACATCGACAGCGCCACTTTTAGCGTCATTAAGTAGTTTTTTGCCCAATTCAGACGCATTACCTGAAAGTTGACCTGTGTCATATTGTGATTGTATATCTTTTAAACCACTTGTTATTCTATTTTCCAAATCTGCAAAATCAACAGGTTTCACTTCTTTAATAGTAAAACGAACAACATGGCCTCTGGTTGAAGATTGCAAGTCCCTAGGATATTTTAAACTTTCCAAGCCAGCAACTCTAAACAAAGCTGCTAAAGGTCCTTCTAAAAGGCTGCCGGGTATATTAATACCACCAATGCTTGTTGGAATTCTTATGATTGCCATGTTTTTTTCTAGAAAAAAGTGATATACATATTATTTATGGCATATTCCGGATTATTCAGACCACGAAATCCTCAGAAATACGCAGGGGATTACAGAAATATAGTTTATCGCTCGAGCTGGGAGTGTAGAGTGATGAATTGGCTCGACCAAAATCCCAATATTGTTTCTTGGGCATCAGAGGAATTGACAATACCATATATATCTCCCGTTGACGGAAAATGGCATCGATATTTTCCTGATTTTCTTGTGAAAGTAAAAACACAAGATGGCAAATCAAAAACCATGATGCTGGAGGTAAAACCTAAAAAACAAGCTTTACCACCAGAACCACAGAAGCGGATCACCAAGAGATACATCACTGAGGTTGCGACCTACGGAGTGAACCAGGCCAAGTGGAAGGCGGCTTCGGAATACTGTGCCGACCGTGGTTGGGAGTTCAAAGTATTGACTGAAGAACATCTGGGAATCAAATAAATAGAAGATGAAATCAATACTTACCACACTGTCGGATGAAAAGATTGCAGCTCAATATAACACAATGAGCCGTGATTCTTTAAATTGGTTATTAAAACGTATTCGAAATATTGGTAATCCAGTTGCTGCTGTTCGACCACTTTCTAGAGAAACACATCGTTACACTAGACCAAGTGATAGACAAAAGTTTTTAATGGGTGGTTTGTATTACTTTGTATACGATCCAAAAACTAAAAATGATTTACCATATTATGACAGATTTCCTTTGGTCATGCCATTGAAAAGAGAATCTGATGGATTCATTGGGTTAAATTTACATTATCTTCCATTGAGATATCGTATCAATTTCATGCGTAAGTTGATGCCACTAGCAATGTATAATGATGATGACGAAATCAGAAGAATTAGAGTAACATATCCTATTTTAGATTCATCGAGCCGTTTTAAAGAATTTAGACCTTGTATTAAAAAATATTTGTATGGTCACATTAAATCAAGGATATTGGCAGTTGAACCTCAAGAATGGGATATTGCATTATATTTACCAATACAACAATTCAAAAAGGCACCAGTTAGAACTGTGTGGCAAGAATCACTAGAACAAATAAAGGCAAGTTAAATGGCAGGTTCAATTAACGAATTTCTATCAACCTTTAAAGGTGATTTGGCCAAACCAAACAGGTTTGATGTTAACATTCCTGTGCCTCTAACTTTATTGCAATATGTAAAATTTGCAAGAAACCTTAATTATAGATGTGAATCCGCACAATTACCAGGCAGAACTCTGGCCACAACAGAATTAAAAATTGGTTCTAATCCAGTTGAAAAATACCCATACATTACAACATACAATGATATTGATTTAACTTTTATTGTTGATTCTGATATGAATCAAAAAGTTTTTATGGATGCATGGTTGGAGTATATCAATCCATCATACAACTATAATTTTAGATACAAATCTGATTATACCACAACAATAACAATCAACCAATATGCTTCGACTGGTGAACTAACATATTCCATAAATTTGTATGATGCTTATCCAGTTTCTATGAATCAACTTGATTTGGACTGGTCATCTGGTGGCACATATCACAAATTAACCGCAACTTTTGCTTACACATATTGGAAAAATAATTCGTTGCAAGCTCTTGGCCAACAACTTATTGATACTGGTGTATCAACACTTATTGGTTCTTCTGGCTTGCGTGGTTCTGCATCTGCAGCAATTGGAACAGCTATTAATGCGTTGACTGATTCTATTAATAATATTAAATTCCCATAAAAGTGAGGAGATATCATGGCTTTACCAAAACTTGAAGTGCCAACATATGAACTTGAATTGCCACTTTCTAAAAAGAAATTAAAATTCAGACCATTTTTGGTCAAAGAACAAAAAAATCTAATGATGGCTATGGAATCTGGTGATGCAGAAACCATTCAACACAATGTCAGAGAGATATTGAATGTTTGTACATTGACACCAAATGTTGACATTGATGATTTACCTATATTAGATATTGAATATTATTTCATCAACTTGAGAGCTAAATCTGTTGGAGAAGTAATTGAATCCAAATATCGTTGCAACAACGAAGTTGAAGGTAAAACTTGTGGTAACACCATGGAAACAAATTTGAATCTAACTGAAATCAAACCTGAATGGGAGACCAAGGTTGATCCGGAGATTCATTTGACCGACAAAATTGTGTTGAAAATGAGATATCCAAGATTCGGTGTTATCAAAGAATCTGTTGGTGTCGATAACATTACTGATGTAACTTTCAATATGATTGCAAATTCAATTGAATATATTTACGATGGTGATCAGTTCTATTACGCAAAAGAATCAACCAAAGAAGAACTTTTGGCGTTTATTGAACAGTTGAATCAAACACAATTTGAAAAGGTCGAAAACTTTTTCAACAACATGCCTAAAATGAAAAAGAATATTGAAATGACTTGCTCGAAATGTGGTTTTCACCACAAAATAGAGGTGGAGGGCCTTGAAAGTTTTTTCGCATTTTAATTTGTTATGATGATCTGAAGAATTATTACAAGACTAATTTTGGATTGATGCAACACCACAAATATAGTCTGACTGAACTGGAAAATATGTTGCCTTGGGAACGTGACATATATGTAACATTATTGATTCAATATCTTGAAGAAGAAAACAGAAAACTCAAAGAACGAATGAAAAGTTAAATGTTACAACAAGTTTCTGACGATTCAAAGAAAACTGCAAGCAGATTGTTTAGTTTGTTCCGAAAAAATCAAGAGGAACAACAATCTGCTGTGCCTGAAAATAATGTTACAAGTTTGAAACTTCTTTCGATGATTTATGACTTGATGTTGACGAGAGAAGCTCAGTTGCAATTAGATTATGATGATGATTTAAAAGAAAAACAAAAAGAAGAAGAAGAACAGAACAGGCGTCATCAAGAAATACTGAAAGCTTTAACTGTTAAAAGAAAGCCTGAAGAAAAACGCCGAGTTAAAAAAGAAGCAGAAAAAGAAACAAAAAAGGAAATAGAGAAAAAACCGGAAGTTAAACCTACTGCGCCTGCTCCCGCACCTGTTCCTCCAAAAGAACCCAAAGTTGAACCAACTAAACCTGCACCGGCACCTAAAGTTGAACCAACTAAACCTGCACCGGCACCTGTCCCAGCACCAGTGCCTGCACCTGCTCCAGTACCAACGCCTGCGCCACCAAAAGTTGAACCTATTAGGCCACCTGCAGCACCAAAACCTACAGCTGCACCTGCGCCGGCACCAGTTGTCAAACCACCTCCAGTCATTAAACTACCACCAGTTTTCACAGGTAACAAAGGCTTAGTGCTCAATGCTTTGGTGGCTGCTGGTTATTCAACACAAGCTCAGGCCAATGTTATGGCAAATGTTGAGAAAGAATCTAATTTTAAACCTAGAAGTGAAGAATTGGACAAATATTCTGCCAAAACACTTTATAAATTATATGGTCCCGTTGGTGTTGAAGGTGGCCAACCTGCCGGCGGAAAAAATACTGTACGTTTTAAAACTTTACAAGAAGCTCAAGAAGTTGTAAATAAAGGACCGGAAGCTGTCGGTGAAGTATTGTATGGCGGAAGAATGGGCAATACATCACCAGGGGACGGTTACAAATATCGGGGCCGAGGCTTTATACAAATAACAGGCAAAGAAAATTATGAAAAAGTAGGAAAAATAATTGGAATAGATTTGGTGAATAATCCAGATTTGGCCAATGATCCACAAGTTGCAGCAAAAATTATTCCTGCTTACTTTAAATTGAAAATAAAAAAACCAGAAGATTTAGAAAGTATTGAAAGGGTTAATAAAGCTGTAGGATCTGCCAGTGAAAAATCAAAAGAAGAAAGAAAAAAATTAGCAGAATCTTATGTTGGTGAACTCAATACTGGAAATCAAATTTCTACAGTTTCTTCCGAAAATAAAGAAATGAAATCTGTTGTATTGGATGATACACCAATATCTAAACAAATTACAACAAATAATGTTTCAGTCGAGACACAACAATCGACTTCAGTTCAAGGAAAAAAAGTGGACGATAGATCCGCATACGAAAAAAAATCAAGAGGCCAATAAATGGATAACAAACTAACTTATCAACAAGCCAGAAGAATTCGTGGCACAAAGTTAACAGATTTGTTGGCGGATCAGTTACTATACGAGCCATCTATTGGAAAGGCAATTGGCCGCACAGTATCATTAAAAACACAAGCGAGAGTCAAAGCAATCAAAGAAAGGTTTGATCCTTTAAACATTATTAATAAGTTAACTTTTGGCTCTGCATTCGCAACATCATTATTTGGTCGAATGACTGGCAGAGAAGCGAAAGATATTCAATATTTTACTGGCCGTTTGGTACCAATCAGACCACAAAAGACAGCTTCAAAAATTACACCAACACCAACTATGGATCGAGCAGGCGTTGATGTTTCAGGTATTAACGAACAATTAAGAAAAATTTATACTTTCTTATCTGTCGCACAAGAAAATGAAAAACAACGCCGAGATAAAGAAAATAACTTTAAAGAAGAAAAACAATTAGAAGATGAAAGACGCCATAAAGAATTAATCAAGGCGTTAACAAAGATAACTGGTGCAAGTGTGCCAATCAAAGCTGAACCTGTGAAAAAAGAAGCTGGTGGTATATTCGATTTTATTAAAGACATGTTCAAAGGCATGATTGATGCTGCGCTTGGTGCATTTAGTTGGTTAAATGATTTAAAAGGACCAATTGTGGAAGTTTTTAAAACAATTGGTAAAATAGGACTAAATTCAATTATTAGATTGTTTAGTTTAATTGGAACTCCCGCTTTTTTAGGTGTAGCTTTAGGTGCGGCCGCAGCGTATGGAGTAAAATTACTACTTGAAAAATTAGTTCAAATAACTCCAGATTTCAAACAGTTAACACCAGCAGAAGCTTCAGCTGCATTAGAAAGTCCAGCGGAAATAAAAAAACAAGCTCAAGCTAGATTTAAAAAAGAAGATGTAACTAAAGAAGAAATTGAACAAACGAAAAAATATCTAGAGGATAGAGTTTTATATGGTCGTGCCAAAGCTTTAGATATTGTCGAAATGGATGAAGGCGAAGAAAAAGAAAAAGCCATTCGTGAATTTGGTGGCAAATCATTATTAGAAAAAACAATATCTGACACCAATGTTTATAAATTACCAACGGCTGAAAGAGTTATTGAGGGTCCCGAAAAAGTTACACCTAAAGAACAGTATATAAAGGTTGCCAAAGTTGATAAAAATGCAGCTGCCAAAAAATGGGATAGATTATATGGAGAAACTCACGATCCAGTAACAGGCATCAGAAAAGATTTATTAAAAGGCACCACTGAAGCTACCGAAAATGAATCTGCAGCTGAAACTGCCAGATTAAACAGACAAGCAGGAATTCCTGAAGAAAATGAATCTGCTGCGGAAACATCCAGATTGATGAGACAATCAATTGAAGCTTCCGATAAAACTTCATTTGTGCCTTCAAACATGACAAATCAATTGAACACTTTGATGAGTGAAAATGTAGAAGTGAATATGCCCAAAAGAGCTGCCGAAGCAGCACAACAGGTTATCAACAATGTTTCAAATTTACAACGAGGCCTTGCACCTGAAACATTAAGATTGAGTAGTGTTAATATACGCAATGATGAACCAACATTTGTGCGTATGATTATGGATTCAACAAGAGTTGTATAAACAATAAAAAACCCCACCGAAGTGGGGTTCCCTCACACGGCAGGGGTTAATCAGTCATCTTCAGCGAGTTTGCTGAAATAAGCCATATCGTCATCATCTTCACTGGTTTCCAAATCAGGCTCTGCACGCTTAGGAGCAGCCCTCATTTGTTCAACAGTAGTCTTAGGTGCATCAGAACCCAAGACCTTATCTAGACGAGCCTTCAGGTCATCGTATGACTTGAATTCTTTGTCTGCAACCAGTTCTTGCAAAGAGAACTCTTGCTTCCAAATATTTTCAAGTTGTTCATCATCTTCAGATAGAACTGAAGGCGATTCAAATTCAGACTTGTCGTAGTTTTGATAACCAGCAACCTTGGTGATCTTCAGCTTGAAGTTTGCACCCTTCCAGAAATCAAAAGGATTGATAGGAGTTTCATCTTCAAACTGAGGGTTCATTGCTTCAGTAATCTTATCAAAGATTTTAGAACCAAAGCGGAACAACCTCACAGTACCATTATTTTCAGGATGCTTTGGATCATTGACGATGTAAACATTAGCAATGTAATTCAGCTTACGCTTTTGTTTACGAACGATATCCTTGTTGGCTTCAATGCCAGAATTCCAAAGCTTGTTATTGTGTTCACAAACTGGGCAATTCTGATTCTTTGTCGTTAGACAGTTATCAATCAGCCAACCACCGGGACCTTGGAATCCGTGAGAGAAAATCTTAACCCAGGGTAGACCATCATCACCATCTTGTGGAGGCGCAGGCAGAAAGCGAATAGTGGCCATGCCATTACCTGCTTTATCTACTTCAGGTTTCCAAAAGTTTTCTTTGTCGGATTTAGAATCAGAAGAATTGAGTGCTTCAATTTTCTGCTTGAGTTTGTCCAGATTACCACTGGACTTCTTGAGATTAGAGAACGAGCTCATAGTATACCTTTCTTATAAACGGAGTATAAACGGATTGTTTTACGGATTATCCACAATATTCATCATATTGGAATATTTATCCATTGTTAAGATACAATGTAACTGACTTATGGTAGACATTGCATCTTTATGCCAGATGGCGATACCACCTGCTTTCCGCCAATCCTCGATAACACTCAAAGTATCATCGATAATGACAGAATCTTGTGTAGCGTACTTATATTTGTGACGCTTACCGGGAACAAAGTTTGGTTTCCAATCAATAAGATGTTCATCCAACCATTTAATCTTTTGTTTTGAAATCTCATCGAATGTTTCTTCGTATGCCGTAGACGAAAGAATTTCTTTAGGAATATTAACAAGTGTTTTCAAAAAGAAAATTAATTGTGCAGCATCAGGCATCATGTCGAGAGTTTCAAACTGTTTTGTTTGAATGAAATCATCAAAATTAGGACGAAACTTTTGTTTACGATCATGCTCAGCAATATTTCCATATCGCTCATTGTATCGCTTTTCAAAGTCGCATAGAACACCATCCATGTCAACATAAATTTTAGATATCTTCATGTTCTTTCAAACTTTCTTTCAGAATGTTTTTCAGTTTCACCTTGTCATAATCTAGGAATGGTGCATATTTCTCTATGCGTTTCTTCCAGTCTGGCCAGATAATTGTATCTTCAATTTTCCGAGACCACATCGGAAGAAAATTCATAATGTCATTGAGTATAATCAGCGTTTCAATTGATGTTGTACCCTGCATAACTGTTTTGAGTAACAGAGGATAATCATCGTTTACTTTCAACAATTCTTCAGGCGTATTGCATCTATCAAGAAGTGCAATTATATCCTGTTCGAATCGATATGTCAAGCTCTGGATTCTTTTCTGCCATTTTCTGTAGGTTTCTTCACCTTCGGGACCTGTAATGTCACCTACCCATTTTACATCACCTTCTAGGAAATTGGCAATGTAGAACTGTTTGAGTTCTTCTAGGTTATATTTCCTGGAAAGTTTATAGAATGAATATTTGTCTTTCCGTGTGGCAAAGTTTGTCTTACTGACATTGGTTTTGCCATTATACCGAAAATAATCGTAAGAATCAGAAGAAAAATGAAGCTTAATCGCATTGAACAAAGCAAAGGCAGAGAAACCACTGCCTTCTTCATAGTTGAAAGTCATGTTAAAGGTCTTTAATCAAAATAATTTTTTTGTTTTCACCTGTTGGTTTTACAAATAATTCTTTTAATTGTTCACCTGAATGCCATTTCATTGAAGATGATTTGTGTTGCGGTAAACCAGCAGTTTCACCAATCTTTTTCCAATTATCGGCCAAATACACTGCACCATTTTTGCCTGCACCAACAAACGTGATAATGTGTTTCAAATCATCACCATACTTTTGTTTCCATGCAATTGGTGCTTTACTTCTCAATTGTTTGAGTACCTGTGTGCCTGCATTTTTAATTGATTTTGCAAAACAAAATCGCCAATTATTTGCAACAGTATTAAATATCTCTTTGTATCCTTGTTTAGATACATTTAAGTGTCTCAGTATATCTTTTGGTGGTGGATATACAGAAGAACCAATACCAATCATACCAATACATTCAGGCAAAAGATCATCTTGATAATAAATTAACCAATCAATTCTACGACCAACAGATGAATTTGTAGGTACATAAGAATGATTATTTACAATAATGTTCTTGACCAACTCTTTTTGTTCTTGAGTTGTCACCTGAACCAATTCAATCATACAGGCAATTTAGCGGATTTCTTGAGCAGATTTAGATTCTGTGCTTCTTCACGAATTTTGGATTTAAGGGAACTTGAAATCAATGTTGAAGCAATATCAATTTCAAGTCCCGTTCTTTCACAGTAAGATACAATAGTGTCCATGATACCTTCACCTGACATTTCTGCTAGTTGAATGATATTGTCACTAAATTCTTGAATTTCAATTTTTGTTGCCATTGTGTCTCGCATAAAATAAATGATTACCAATCTGTGTTACATACTTCAAATTCCATTGCGGATTTACCGTGGTATTATGAAAATACATTGCTTTTGATTTGTACATTGTATCGTGTACTTTGTGTTCTGTCAAGGCTCTTCTGGCAATTGACATACTTTCTTCCCATGCACGACTATTGGTAATTTTTTTCACACCTTCACCTACCCAACTAAATTGATAGATGCCATTAATTTTTTGATACACAACATCACAAACAGTATTGGGAAAGTTTGGATGCCTTGTGCGATTCATGGTAACTTGTGCTACGGCCAATTTACCTTCATACGATTCCATACCAGCTTCATAATATAAATTTTTGGCCATGCATAAAACTTGTTTGTTAAATTCATCAGCTATTTTGTCCACTAGACTAGGACTTGAATGAGAAAGGTTCGGTAAGATTGCCAGTGCGGCAATCAGTAGATATCTTTTCATTTGTACCTCCTTGTGAAGGAGAGCGGAACAAGTCCGCCCACCTAACAAGCTAATTCAGAAGAATTAGAAGCTTACTTTAACGCCAAGGCCTGCGGCGTCTTCCTGGATAGTTTGGCTGCTACGGCTGACATTGAGATTCAGAGCAACCTGCTTTGTAACAGGAACAGAATATGTGCCAAAAACAACTGTTTGCTTTGGATCACCGTTCGATTCGAGCAGGCGAGTCTTTGCACCCACCAACATGAAACCAGGACCGACCTTGGTACCTGCTGTAACACCAACTAGACCATAACTAAACTCTTTAGTGGTGCGTCCACCGTTGTCACGGCCGACACCAACGAAAGGTTGTACAAGACCAAAAGATTTTCCTGCGGTCAGTTCCAAACTGTTGATAACTGTGCCATCAGTAAATCTTGCTGTGCGGTCTTGAATACCCCATTGAACACCACCAATTTCTTTACCTGCACGAACATATTGTGCTGTGCTATCTGCACCACCATTACGACCACTTACATTTTCTGCGTCAACAGAAACATAACTGGCTGCAAAGCTAGAAGCAGCTGATAAAGAAAGTAAAGTTGCGATTAGAGTTTTCTTCATTTTTTCTCCGTTTGTTGAACATAGTGGTGGGTATTCTGTTACGAGGAACCCACCGAACCCTAAGCAGCGTTTAGGCTGCTAATGCGAACTTTTCGTCGTTTGCATTTAGTTGATTTACTTTTAACGACTCTCTGTGTCGAGTTGTCCACTTCTATACTCTTTACCCTGTCGAAACCAAGACTGGCCCATCATAAAAGGACTATAACAAAAACTACTAAAACTATAGTTATACCAAACAACCACTTTACTACTTCGTCGTTCATATAATCCCTTTATGGTGGACCAGGCGAGAGTCGAACTCGCGTCCAGAATACATTTCTAGTTGCTTCGTACAACCATATTCACATTATACATTAAAAATTCTTTTATGTCAATACTTCAATTCATCACATTCAAATAATTCGTTTTTAGGAACACTGTATCCAAAGACCCAAAGATTTCGAAATGTGTTATCTCTGACCGGCAAAACCTCATGTTCAACTTCCGAAACAGGATATACAATTAACATGCCTCTTTTCATTTCAATAAGTTCACCATTAATACAAACTTCACCACCTAAATTTTCGGTTACAACAATGTTACAGTGTAAAGTTACTGTATCTTTTCTATAAACTGGATCTTTATGTTTTTCATAATGTCCTTTAAATGGTTCTGCCAATCCGCTATAAATTCCTTGGCCATTTGCAAATATCGTTCTATATCGACTCAATATATTATATTTTTTTTCTATTCGATCTTGTATTGTGTAAGCTTCCGAAGGAAAAATAATGTGTTCGTTTATAAACCTCGTTGTGTGTCTCTCACAGTGTTTTGTATATTTTAATTCTTGATTTTTATATTTGCTAAAAGTCCATTCAAATAATTTTTCACACTCATAATGAGTTATAAAATTTTCACAGGCAAAAAAATTATGCATTTTTTTTATAAAAGTCAATCGCCTTAACCAAACCCTCAATATGGTCTGTTGTTTTTTGTTTAAATATTAGTGGTTTTTCGTTTTCTACGGCCATAATAACAACCAAATCATTAATTGGTTGACCAATCAGTTCTTCATACATGATTGCGTATGCCGTTGTCTGCCAAAAATAATCTTGAATATCTTCTATGCTCTTGATTTTTTTGGATGTTTTGAAATCAATGACAGACAATTTACCTTCAAACTCTGCAATACAGTCTACTCGACCTGCCATTCCAAGTGTCTTGGACCACAGTGCAGTTTCTTGATAATGTATATTATTTATCCGATCTAGGTGTGGCCGAATAGAACGGAACATTTCCAGTGCATCCGGCATGATATCACCAAGTGGTTCATTGTTCAAATATCGTTCACATAAGGTGTGAACATTGGTACCACGGGAGGTGGCTTTCTTAGAAATACGATTCGCTTCTTGCTCACCTACACGCCTGCGCCATTCCATGATGGCCTGTTTTTTCTGTGCACCAATAACTGTGGTGACAGATGGCAACCGAGTGCCATCTTCTAGTGTGTAGTATCTTTTACCGTCAGGAAAAGTTTCAGATTTTAAATCAGTTAGATTTTTGGGTGTGCAATAACGAAACATTATTTACCATTTTAAAGCTAAAAATTCTTTAGATCCAATTTTATTATAACCACCATCAATTTGATAAACTAAATTTTTTCTTGTGGTGAATGCCCATTGAATAAACCAAGATAACACGGAAGAATCTAATTTTTTTCCACATTCAATTATCTCATAGTATTCAATATTGTTATTCTGTCGCTTTGTTACGATAACATTCGATAAATCTGGCCTCATCCACATAGGCAAATCTTCTGAAGCTAACCAATGACATTTATAAGACTTACATGGATTTTCGGGTCGATTATCATAAATTGTACAATTTTTTAATAGGAAGAAACATTGCTTGCCCCTATAAAAATCATGACCGTATGCTGATCCGTGCAACCAACCTTTGCAACATTCTGTGCAACTATCACAGGTTCTTTTAGTGTTCATAATATAAAAATTTATTCTTTTTCAATGAGTGCTGTAGAAGTTTCTCTGTCGATTTTTAAAATACCTTCACACCATATATTATAGTCTTGTCCATTTTTATCTTTCTCACTTTTAACAGGAACTTTTATATCTAGGTGTTTGAAAAGATATTCCTTATTTTCGTTTTCAAAAATTCTCCACACGTGATCCACAGTTCCTCGGCCGGGTTCACCTCTACTCTTATTGAATCGAATTGAATATTTTTTCATAATTTTAGATTATTTCAACTGAATCTTCTGTGTTTTGAATATTTTTTGAAACTGGAATGACAGATAAATTAAAATGTACAAATTTTAAAGGTTGAGTTCCAGCATGTTTAGTGAATGAATGTGGTACCCAAGAATTGGTAAAGACTAACAAACCTGGTTCAGGTTTGATATTCATCATGAGGCTGGCATGAGTTAGTTGTGTCGCATCTTTTTCAGGAAGATTAGTTATGACTTTTGCTGGTCTAGGGTCATGAAAAATAATATGTGAACTACCTTCTGGACATTGCAAGAAATAAAATCCAGATATAACAGAACCAAAGCCATGTGTGTGTTGTTCCATCATAGAATGTTTATAATGTTGTTGTGTCCACATTTCATTGAACGCAACACCAAAATTATTCATAGCATAACCTTGGCTTTCCAAAACATTCCAACAAACAGATCCTACAAATTCGGTAAAATCCTTCAACCTTTCATCATTTGAATAATTGTCACTCATATAAACTGGATACAATTCATTGAGTGGTTGTTTGTCTCTTACTTTTTGAATATATTCATCAGAAATTGATGATACAGTTTCCAAAAAATTTGGATTTTTTATAACATATGCAGAAGTTGGGAACATTGATATTTGTTCCAACTGCATTTTAGTGTTTTGTGTTTTTTGATTATTTACCTGTTCTCCAGAGCTTTCTAAGTCCCATTCATAATTCCAAGTTTGTTCATTCATGTTATTCATCCTGTGAAAATCAAATTTCAATTATATCGAAAAATGAGTTGATTGTCAAGCCATCTTTTCAATTACGCCTGTTAGTGGCACATAGTTCGGTACAAACCATCCGCTATTATCTTCATCAATTGCTTCTGTCACAATGTATTGTGCCTTTGTCCTATCTCCATACAATATTTCACCGACACGGAGATCAGTTGCCTTTGTGAATAGTGTTGCAAGTATTTTAAGTTCTTTCTTTGTGGGATCCCATGCAGTCGCGTTAAAGGAGCGAGCTCTGAAGTACGCAGTGCTATATTCACCAGTATCAGATTGAAAAATAAATTCATTAGGTGAATTACCATATGCACCTGCACCTTCACCCAATTTAACAATAAAAGTTTTTCTTGGTTCTGGAGGATACATTGGATTGGTTAATCTATTCAAATCAATAATATGTTGTTTCCAACTGTCCAAATAAGAAATATATCTTTCTAGATACATGACAGAATCGGTATCATTCTTTTCTCTAACAATGTTCAATCGTGAATTGGCCAAACTTCTTAATCTATTTAATTCATTATCTAGTGACTCATGTAATTGAGTTTCAACTTCTGTGATTTCTTCGGGTGTCCTATCAACAATTGTGTGTACATCTTTCCAAATGTCGTCAAATTTTTCATATGTTGAAATAATTTTTTTATATGGATGTACATCTCGTGGAGGTTCCACACGAACAAAATATTCATAATTATCCGGAACAAAGCCAAAAACATCAACTAAATTTTCAGCTAAAACAGGATGATCAACTGTTTGACCATTTTCTACTTTAATAAACAATTTCATTTTTTTCTTATACTCCGTTGCGTTTGAAAAAATTTAAGCTTTTGCTGAAGCCACATTTGTTGAAGGGAATTTTCGAGTGTGTCCTGGCCAAACGATTCGAATTGCTCCTGTACCTCCAGTTCCTGCACTTCCACTAACTGATTCATAGACGTTTATCTCACACACACATGTCCGCACAGCATAGCCATAAAATCCAGCGCCACCGCCGTGTTGACCGCCTCCACCGCCGCTGCCACCGGAACATTTAGTTGACGTGCTTCCAGCACCGCCGGGGTTGCCGCCGGAACCGCCGGTGCCGCGCGCACCTCCACGAGCGGAAAAACCAGGAATTCCAGCAGGCGGCGCCGGGTCCGTTGCACCACTAGGACCCACGCCGTAAAGTCCTACGCCACCGGCACCGCCGACACCGCCGAAGATGGACCAGAATGTAGGTACTCCTTGGTATGGAGGTGCACACGCAATTGTGGCATCCGCAGAGCCACCAGCTCCGCCACCACCGCCGCTGGGAGCTGATGTTTGACCTCCATAAGCACCGGGACCCTGATAACCCGCAGCACCACCAGAAGTACCATTTCCACTACCGCCGCTTTGAGCTCCACGGCATGGAATCGGTGCATTTGAGGTACCTGTTCCAGCACCATCAGAACCTGATGCGCCGCCGGTAGCACTAACTAAATTTGTTGAACAGAAATAGGAAACATTTGTTGGAGTTGTTGTATTGGTTCTAGATAAACCAGCACCAACAACAACAGTATAGGATGTGCCTTGTGTTATAGAAAGATTATTGTACCACGCTAATCCTCCGCCACCATAACGACCTGCACCAACAGCTAATACAGAAACATTTGAAATTCCAGTTGGAGCCAGCCAACTGTATGTTCCTGAACTGGTGTATAGCGCGTGTCCAGGTTTGCAGGGTTGTGTTTTGCAGTAAAAATCGGAAAAAGAAATTTGGCTAGAAGGAGTAGTTTTTCCAGCTAAAGTTCGGACGTTTGCATCATTCAAAGAAATTCTGGTATTTGATCCACAATTTAATTCAAATAAAATCGATCTGTTTCTTATACGTGTTAGTGATGAGGTAGACACGCTTGTGCTGGGGAAACTTCTGCACTTGCCTGGCCAAACAATTCGAACAGCTCCTGGTGCACCTTGACCCCAACATCCTACATATTCATTTGCTAAATAACAAAATTGATAATTTTGAGCAATGCCGTAGGCACCACCTGATCCACCAGCAGAACCTCCAGGACCACCCGGCCCACCAAAAGTACACGACGAAGGGGTACCGGCGCTACCTGGACTTCCTCCAGAACCACCTCCGCCGCCTGCGCCTGCTCCTCCATTTGCTCCGGTCGCTCCTTTTCCATACAGTCCCACACCACCGCCGCCGCCTGAACCGCCCTGCCACTCCCAACGTTCAGATCCAACCTGTCGGCTACCAAAGTTGGCGGAAGTGCCACCTTGGCCACCTCCACCACAGCCGGAGCCAAAGCCATAACCAGCTGCACCGCCGCCTACGCCGATGCCGCCCTGAACGCTAAGCGGTACTGTGGAAGTATTGATAAAATAAGATGTTCTTGATTGTGGAGAAGGATAACCTGCTCCAACATAAACAGTGTAGCTTGATCCTGCAGTGACAGCAATATCATTTTTGAAACCTAATGCGCCGCCTTGATTTCCGTCTCCAGCACTAACCGCAACAACTGAAACTGAAGTTACGCCAGTTGGAGCTGTCCAAGTATATGTTCCCGTAGATGAGTAAACAGCATCACCACCCACAGGCACCGGCACACAAGTTGCACCAAAAGCTAATCCTAATTCTCCGGATGATACAATTGTCATTTTTATGATTCCGTTTTGTGATTTTTCTTTATATTTATACTTTATGATTTCGATTTAGACAAACGAAGATCACATCAAATCTTCATACCTAATCTTGGCTAATATATAGTCTTTCACCAAACTACTACGGACGATATCATCAGCCGTAAATTCAATCCTCGTAAATGCGTTCATATGATGTGCAATATCAAAAAACTTTAAAATACCACTCACATCATTTTTCTTCTTGTTCAAATCAGTTTGACGATAGTCTCCACACCAAATAATCTTGGATCTATAACCCACCCGAGTCATAACTGTGTCAATTTCTTCAAAGGTCATATTCTGCATTTCATCCACGATAATAATTGCATCATCAAAACTCATACCTCGGATGAAACTGGTAGAAATAAACTCCACAAAACCTTGTTCTTCCAGTCTTTGGTACGCATCTTTACGGCCAAACAATGTTTCACAAATTTGTCTATATGGTTGTTGGTAAATCTCCATCTTATCGGTTACATCACCTGGCAAATGTCCAATTTCCCGAGATTGCACCGCAGACCTAACAATAATAATTTTCCTAAATGGATTCAGTTTATCTAATACTTCTTCTAGTGCTTTATACATTGCACAGAATGTTTTACCTGTACCTGCAACACCATGTAGTGCTACGAAATAATCACCTCTTTTATATGCGTCAAAAAACTTTTTTTGATTATCTGTTAAGGGGTCAAAAGTTTTAAGGTGATCTAGTTTTATTTTGAGTGAATTGCTTGTTGTGTGTGGCTTTTCTTCCTCTATGTTGTTGACTAGTTTCATGGAAGTTTTTCTGGTGACCATGCATTTTCCCCTTTAGTAATGCAGCAATTTTAGTTTTCTTTTTCTTTTGTTCAATAACAATTGGGGATGCAACTACGGTGGTTTTTTTACCATGCGATCCTTTCGGTAAAAACAAAACAGGAATTTGAGCCATCACCACTCCCTTGGAGCTTTAGTTTTATGGCTCTTATGCAGTGTATTACCTGGCACCGTTTCTTTAATACGGTTAATTACACCATTTTCAAATGCTGCGACACCTTGGCCATAACCAGGCACATTCATACGCATAGCATCACCAAGACCAGGTAGATTTTCTGCGGAGAAATATCTCTCAAGATGAGGATTATCTACTTTAAATTTATCGAGCTCCGACATTTTCATCGTATGCTCTTCGACTTCATTTGTATTTGAATTAAGAAATTGATATGTTGGCATATTATTGAGTAAAGCTAAGCCATCCTGTGATTATATATTTCTCTTGTGTAGGAGAAACAATTCCTCTATGTGTATGTGTCCAATCGGCTGGCCAGACCAATGTTTTCCCTTTTTCTGCTCTGACTTTAATTTTTTGGTGTAAGAATTCTGTTTCTCCACCATCAGTAACATCATTCAAATATGTCATGTAAACTAAGTGTCTAGAGGATTGTGGTTCTTTTTTGGTAAATCGTTCAGCGTGCCAAATTTTGAATCCGCCGCCTGGTGGATAGTATTGGAGGTTGGAAACTTCAGAAAATCCAAAAGGTATCTTTTGAGATACACAATATGGAAATTTTTTTATGTATTCGTCAATCACCGTTTTTAATTCCTTACAGTATTCTAAAAATACTTTATCATTAATCCAAAGTTTTATATCAATGGAATCTTTTGCATTTTTGTTGACATAACCACAACCAATTTGTCCAGGTTGTTTTAAATCACTTTTTTTGTGATATTCTATTAATTTATCGCATATTTCATGACTTACATAACTTTTATATATGAAATTTTCGGACATAATTACACAACATTATTTTGAAAAAACCATGATGGAATTGGTCTATTTTTCCATTTTGCAAAACGGATTTTTTCGGTCACATAATATTTATGATAAGATTTCAGAGAATCGTATTTTCTACCAGGCAAAGTATTTTCTGCCATCACCTTCAATTCAGTGGGCATAGCAGGTGTCGGTGGATAGAAATCACCAAGAGGAATTTTTGTTGGTGCAAATCGCAATACATTTAGAAGTCTAGAACACGAATGTATTTTACCATAACGGTGCGTATACTCATCACACAGATGTTTCAGTAGAGTATAGAGCCATAGATAATTTTGCATATTATCACGGCACCAAATTGCACTAGGATGATTAATGTGTGATGCCTTCATCAATGACTGTTCACGATCATCATCAAGTCGCCACCGTTTGATCCGGCGACCATTGGCCGTAAGATCGGTGTATTCTTCGCCATCAAGTACACGATGAGCTGTGGACATGAGTTGGCAATATTCGATAATCATTTTCACCACATGTTTATCGACATGCATTTCTGCACAGGTTTTTGGATTGGGATCAAGATAAAAGATATTCATAATGTATATTGTATCACATTATCCAATAAATGGCAACTAAGCTCTTATAACCTCACTTAAAACCAAACGGACATTTAGATTCTTTTTCCTTTGAGTCAACCAAATTTTTGATCATTCTATATTTTTTAAAAAAGGTGATATTATTTGTAAGTTTCATTTTGTTGGAATATTCTCCATCGGAGATTAAATGATTTTTGAATTTAATTTTTTTATCGGTCAAAGGAAATAAGTTCATTAAGGGCATATTAAAATCGAATTTTTTTCTCAGAATCACCCCTTCTCCACCTTTAATTACACATTGAATGTGTGTTGAAGGTTGGTATTTAAAGTTCAAAACACCAGGTAAAATACACAAATCATTCGAAAGATTTGGTGAATAAATGTTTTGAACAACAATCCAATTTACATCTTCTTTAGTTTTAAAGATCCAAGGACTTATAATCTTAAATTGAGCGTAATCATCGCTCAAAAACCTCTCAAATTGTTGTTTTGGATGAAATTCCATATCGCTTGAAAAGTCGGAAAATTGAAAATTAAATTTTTTTTCAAAATAATTTAATTTTATTGCTAATTCACTCCACAATCTCATACAGAGAGCATTGGTATGAAAATCAATAAATCCAACACAATTTCTCATATTTGTGTGCGCTACTAAATTCTCATCAATTCCTGGTTTTGGCAATTTTTTCCACCAATCAGGAATACATTTTGAAGCTTCAACGATAGGTGAATATTCGTAAACATCTTTTCGAGATGTGAAACAATCCACATGTATTGTGCTGCGTTTAAGAAAGAAAATCATGTAATCATCCTTATTAAGCCAATAGTATCAATTGTTGTCAACAGTACATAGTTAGCAAGCATGCCAAAAGATTTACGAGTCCAAGCAGCCCAAGCGTACATAGCACAGCCACAAATCCAAAGAGGATATAAGACAAGTAAAGGAGGATCGGGGACTGTGGCTGCCATTGTAATTGAACAACCAATAGATATTGCCCAAGCAACAAACTCGATAATAAACCTAAAACGATTAGACCTAAAATCATCTTTTATCCAAATAAAGATTCCACCTAGAATATCATTCATTTTGCATATGCTGAACTTGCGTATTTCAATAACTGATTTATTTCATCATCAGACATTTTTTTAACAGGAATAAGTGCAGGTTGTTCAATGGGAACAGAAACCATTTTAGTACCAAATTTGGTTGTATATGTAGAATGTTTGAAGTTTTGTGGTTCTGCACGGAAAATCCAGCCACCCCATTTATAATTCAGATCAAATAGTGGTGGAATCGAAACAAAATATAAAACATCCACACTTCTGCATTTACGTAATTGATTTTCTCTGAATGAAAAACAATTCTTCAACACATATGGTTGTTCTGTTTTTACCTCAACTTTTTTACCATCAACCAAGAAATCTTTTTCTCGGTCGAAATGGTCAATTGATTCTTGAACATTCAGTCCATGTTCAATCAACATATTGGCGATAATTTTCTCACCAGTACGGCCGAGAATATCAATTGCTTGATTGCGATCCATTTTTATTCCAAAGGTGTATGAATATCAATGTGAGTGGTTTCTTCTAGTGATACAGTTTTTTCTTCAAATACACCGATTTGATCAAAAACATAACCACATCCTTTGAGGAACATATCCAATTGCATCACAACATCATTCAGATATTCTTCCTCAAAAGATACCTCAACAACCCGATTGTACTCAGGTTGTTCCATTTTCAATGTAAACTTGTTCATAGCTTAGGAATTTCTACTTCGGTAGTAGATTCTTTCTTCTTAACACCAAGTTTTGCGATTTTCTTTTCAATATCTTCTGAAGTTACAGTCTGCATAGCAAATTGCTTGAATTGGTCATAGTTATCAGTTACGCGAATACCTTGACGAGAATTCATACCTGCAGAATCAGTCATAAACAACACGCATCCACCATCAACAAGAGGTGCAATTTCTACAATATGATCTAGGTTAACAATAATAGGGCAACCTTTTTCGAAAGAATTTAATTCAACAAACATAGACATAATTTTCTCCTTACTTTTTATCACAATCAACGACACGAATTAGATATACAGTTTTTTCAGTTTCTGGTCGAACGAAATAACATTCACCTTTAATTGACCAAATTAGATGATTTTGTACACCATCTTTAAAGTCTTTAACATCAGGTGGTACAAGGTAGTTATCTACGTAGTAATTGAGACTAACGAAAATACCTAACACAAGAATTAACCAATTTTTATAATTTTCTTTCACGAAATTCATAATTACATTAATCATTTAAAAAACTCCAAAATGAAATAAAATCATAGTTGTAGCAACACCTACAATTCCAAAAACGAGAGATAAAAGACCAAATATTTTTACCTGTTCTTCATAATATTTCACCTCAATTTTAATCATATCACGTTGAGCTGCCAACTGCACTGGAACATTGTCATCATGAAATTCCGATCCACCCAACATAATAATGGTTTTGTTGCACTCATCTAGACGGCGACTGGCTGAAATGTAATGTATCAGTGAAAACATAGTGGTTAACCTGGTTTGACTTGTTCGTGTTTTAATTTTAACATAGTTCGCTCTTCATTGGCAACCATGATGGGTTTATCTAGAAATATCAAGATGTATGGTCCTTCTTCCTCGGAAACCAAAGTATCATTTGCAACGGTGCCTTTCCACTTAATACCTTCATATTCACCTTTTACAGGATCACCTAAAAAATATTTTGGTTTGTATCGATTCATATAAAAGTAAATTGCATTTTTGGTTTTAATCGGATAAGGAAAATCCTCAATTGAAATTTCAGGTTCCTTTTTCTTCCTCGGCATCTACCCATTCCTTGTATTCAGTTTTTGGTGTATATGGAAAAGTTACTGGTACTCGGCTTTGAAAATTAGTAAAGTGTGTCTTAATTTTTTCACCAGTTTCTTCATCAGTATACCATTCCCACCATACAATACCATTAATATCATATGCACCATTTGGATCTTTGAATACATGACTGCATCGTTTGTTTTGCCATAGTGGATTACCGGTGCCATAATCACTCACATCACCCCATTCCCAATCTTCACCAGTTAATGGTGCAACTGGTTCAAACATGGCCAGTTTCTTGAATAGGTGAAGTGCATATGGCGCAGAAGAACCAGAATGTCCTTCATCAGCAAAAACATCAATCAATTTCAATACATGATCGCAAACGGCTTCTTGCATTTCATCTTTAAATTTACCATGTTCATCAAGCCAACCTGCGGCTTTAAATTCATTCCAAGCGTGATTCTTTAAATTACTCATTTTTAATCCCACAGACCTTGATAGTATTTACCGAAGAGCCTAAAACCATTTTGAATTCTTTTGTGTACTACTTCCATGGCCTCATAATCACATTCATAAGTATGATTCGGCCCATTTACTGTTTTAAACAATGTGGCCTTACCATTTTCATCCCATGCACACGGTTCATTTTTCCAATCAATGACACCACTACGATATTTTTCTTCCCAAGAATCATCTAGGTGGTGTTCGAAAGCGAAAATCATTTCGTTCATCACCCATTCCCAGCGTGCATGAATATCACATTCACCTTCTTTTGCTTTATGTTCTTTGTAGAAATCAAAAGTGGACTGTTCATCATAATCTTCTGTGTTGGTTACACGGAGATGTTCTGGCACATCCTCAAGGTCAACAAATGGTGAACCTTGTTTCTTTTCTTTCAATTGCTTCAACATAGGAAGAGCAATCAAACCTAAAGTTCGATCCATATTCCAAGTATCATAATGATCAAGCTTGACATACTCAACACGAGGATGAACAAAGTCAAGAAATTTCTGTAGACCAACGCAAAATGGATTCAAAAAATTGACCCATTTTTCATACTTATGGTCTGGCTTGTCTTCCAGGTTATAGAATACATCCTTATCCTTTTCCCAGAAACAAACTTTTTCTAGGATAGTATAAGGACTTAACCAGTGGTCACGATAATTGGAGATATAGACTTTCATTTTGTTGCTGCCTGAATTTCTTTCAATAGTGCATCATCATTCCATGCAAGAAATGTGGTGCCGTTAGCAAATTCTGTAACTGTTAAATGTGAACCAATGGTAACTCTAGGAAAAGTTACCTCTGTTGATTGAATATCATCAATTGTCTTTTTAACTGATACTTTTGATTTCTTTTCAGTCGAGGGCTTTGTCGTTTTCTTGGTTGCCATCTTCATCTTCTCCATAGTCAATTACATTAACGAAACGAAGCTTTTGTTTTTCGCTCCAATTCTTTAGATAGTCATTATCTTTATCAAACAATTCAAAATATTCTTCTTTAGAAATTGGCCTAGATGAAGTAATTACCTCATCAACATGGTACTGTGAGAATTCTTCAAACTCATGATTATCGATATTACAAGTGACTTCATCAAGAGCATGTGATTCTTCTTTTGCTTTCACCACATAACGATGGCGAAAGAAAGAAATAGTTTCAACGAGAAATAGTTTTTTGCGAGCCATAATTAAATCTCCACAAACTTCAACTTAAACTTGTCAGCACGATCCTCATAACCATCATAACCACGAGGATTACATACGATGCGTGTTGAACCAATCATATAATCAAACTCATCATGGGTATGACCATGAGTCCACAATTTGATTCGAGGATTATCCAAAATAAATTCACTCAAATCGGAGCTATATGCACCATTCACAATGTGGTCATCTTTGTACCTAGGCTTGACAGAAAGTTTACATGGCGCATGGTGACCAACAACCACAAAAGGTAGATTCGGATTAGAATCAATTGTGGTTTTGATAAACTGCATCATGGACTTATGGTCTTCCATAGCATCTTCAGGTGTAAATGTGGCATCACGCTGATGAAATTTTCCATCACTGTCTCTGAAATTAACTTTAGTATTGCTGTTTTTGATAATACGAAAATCATTCATGTAACCACGAATGTGTTGCATCGTAATTGGATCTTCCTTGTTCATATCTGTCCACAAGGTACCACCAATAAAACCAACACCATCAATGATGATTAGTTCCTTATCAAGGACATGTACATTATCCAAATCACGAAGATTAGAAACGAGAATTGGAAAAGTCCCAGCATAATCACCATGATAGTGTTCGTGATTTCCCGCAATGTAGAGTACCTTACGAAATCTCTTAGAGCATTCAGAGAAGAATACATGGAGCTTATCCATTTTTTCATCACGTTCGAAATCTTTTGCAACACAGATATCTCCTGACAAAATCAATACATCAGCATTCTCGGTGTTTTGCAACGAGATTGGCCCAAATTCAAGGTGAAGGTCTGAACAGATTGCGATTTTCATGACGATAGTATACCACAAAACCTACTTGTTGGCAAGCATTTGCCGGATTATTTGTGTTTGTGCACCAGGAGTTACAAACATTCTTGCAAAAAATGTTTTTGCATCCATAGGAAGGTCATCTGCTACTGTAAAACTAAAAAGGTCTTTTTTATACATTTCTTCAGCCATCATACGACACAATTCCATTTTTATATTTTTTTTATAATCGTCCATATTTAAAATGGAAGATTCAATTTTAGCATTCGACACAACGAGAGATACAGTTACCAATTGACCTGTAATTGTATGATCCGTATATGTACCAAAATTTGTATTATCTTTCAATATCTTTAGAACCGAAAGTGGTGCTGCGCCATTTACAGATGTAATGCGATTACAGGTGTGCGGAGGCAGTGTTGGAAAAAATGTATTGGCTGTATCACTCATCTACTTTCTCAATATTCAATTCACAATTGATATACATGTATGAATCGGACATAACCCAATCTTTTTCTTCTAGGTCATAGATAGAATTTTCAGACAAGAATTCTTCGACTTCTTCATACTCATCAGAATCATCAATTTCAATATCGGTTTCTTCCCAACATCCATCTTCTGTAGACCAATCGTCACAAGTTAGGCCTTCAGGAAGATTAAACATATCCACACCTTCTTCGATTTTGGGTGGGTTATCATCTTCAGTTTCAATGAAGAATTCACCCCAACGCCAACCAATTTCATGTGTGATAACATCATCAGAACCAGGTTTCATCCATTCTTGAACTTCTACAATAGATTTTCTCCATGTAGGTGTAACTTTCCAAAGTGCCATTTTTATTGCTCCTCAATTGCATATGTAATATCGTAACCACCCTTGCGGTCAGTCCACCAATCTTCATCAACATATTCCCATGGAAGATCATACATGTTTTCATCAGCTTCATTCAAAACATCATTAATGTCCTGTGTGCCGTTTTCC